CTACGCGACCTTCGTGGCGCGGTTCAGGTAGGCGTCGACAACCGAGTTCGGAATCTTCCCCCGCGGTCCCACCTTGTAGCCGTTGGCGTTCGCCCATTCCCTGATGTGCCGACGCTCCTCCGGCGTGAACGTCCGGCTGGGGCTGGAGATTTCGACAACCACGGCAGACTTCGCCGTGGGACCGGCGTTCGCGGTCTTGCCGCGAGACTTCCTGATCACCTCGGTGTGCGAGGCGCAATCGAGCCAGGGCTGCAACACTTCCGCGAGCTTGTTCGCGCTGGCGTGCGACAAGTCCCAAGCGTAGATCTTCCCGTTGTAAGAGAGCTGGCACAGCTGCGCCGGCGCGATTTCCAGCGGCCCGATGACGTCGCCCGTGTGGTCATCAATCGTGCGAATGATCGTTTCCTTAGCCATGCTCGCAGGCTATCGCGAAATATGCTGGGTGACAACCGATCTGAAACGCTGGCGGCCCATCCGCTATTGCCCGAGGATTGCTGTACACCGCCCACGGAGCGCTCTAATGACGTGGATCACAGCCCGTGCGAGTTGCGGAATGCATCCTTCCTATTGCAGGTCTCCACCGTCTGGTACGTCGGGCACGTAGTGGCGGTGGTGAACGTCGCGCGACCAACGGCAGGCGACCAGGGCGCTCGACGCGGTGCCGCCGGTGACCGTGCATCTAGCGTCTGCGAAATGGGCGGTGTTGATGGGGTCGTATCGCATGGTCAGGCGCGCGTACGCCCAGTGATCGGGTGCTGCGGGGTCGGCTTCTGCGGGCATCTCGTCAAGGACGAAGGTGTGTGTGAACGTTGTGCTGAATGGGTTCGCGACCACCTGGGCCAGCCCGGCGGCGTACGTGGCCACATTGGGGAGACTATCGCAAGCGCGGACCGTGAGGAATTCCCCGCGGGACGTGACTACTTCGATCCAGAATTTTGGCGCAATAGGGTCATAGGTGGTTACCACGGTAAAATATGGCGGAGTCGGAATGGGGACGACCATCTGGTTCAGGGTATAGCCGGAAAGTGTGGCGTGTGCGTCTATCCTCCATAACCCGCCCGATTTCAGCACGATTCGACCGTCGGCTGCCACCGACGCTTTTCTCGCTGGGCCCAACTGGCGGTTATAGGGAAGCATCACCGTCTTACGTGGCGATACCGTCCAATTATTCGCCATGAACGCGCTGGCGAATCCATCGATACCCGTCAGCAGATCGACCCGATTGATGAGTGCATTCTGACTATCGACAACGTGCGCAAGCCGCTCGGAGCGTTGCGCCCAGACGTTTCGCCAACTGTCTTGCGCACTTTGCCAAGGGCCGAGATCGCGACCGCGAAGCGTTGAAAAGGCTGACTCTGACGTGATTTCCGCACCATACGTGGAGCCGACGATATACGCAGTGCTCGGCCGAGGCTGGTTCGGAGTAGTCATCCCAGTTTGCCACCGTCAGGTACAGTCGGGAGATTGTGTGCGTGCTCTGTACCGTTGTTCCATTTGTTTACCGTGAGTGCGCTTCGGACGGTGCCGCCATAGATTTTGTGCCAGTCGCGTGTGTGCCCGGCCTCTACTCGGACGATGAACGTGTCGTCGTCTGGAATAACGAACGTATGCGAAAAGGATGCCGTTTCAGACCCGTACGGAGTGATGACCATGTCAAAACGACGTTCGGTGAATATGCTGAAATTTTCAGCGTAGACGACAGTCAGGCGTGCAGCGGCGGCGGTATTGGATTGCCCCCACCCGCTCGGCGCTGGATACCAAGTAATGTGCGCATCGCAGCGCCATAATCCTTTCGTGGCAAGCCGAATTCCACTCGCAGCGAGATCTGTTTCCTTGCGTGGACCAAGCTGGGTATCGAAAGGCAACAATCGCCAATCTCCCCCGCCTCGAAGATTCCAGTTTCGGGACAGGAAAGTCGAGCAGTATCCGGCGACACCATCGAGCAGATCGATCCGGTCCGCGAGGTCGATTTGGGCATCCTCGAACTGGTCGAGGCGTTCGGCGAACGCGTCGTCGGCGGCGTTCAGCTCGCGCTGCGCTCGACGGTACTCGCCGAGAATCGGCGCGCTGAGCGCGCTCTTCCAAGAGTCGGTTGTGATGTCGGAGCCGTAGGTGGAGCCGACAACCCACGCGCCGGCGGGCGGCTCCGCGCCGGGAGTCGTCACATGGTCCTATCGGTCGCTGATGAGGTGTTACAGATCGCCGTAGATCTCAGGCGGCACCGGCGGCACCGGCGGCGAGGCCAGCCCGAGCAGCGCCGAGATGTAGCGGACGGCGATGCGGTACTTGCGTTCTTGCCCATCCAGCGCCGCTTCGAGGGTGGCGACCCGGTCACGCAGGTCACGGACCTCCTCCCGCAGTGGCTGGACGACTGAATTAAAGTCCGCTCGTTGGGATTCCAGCGAAGGGAGACGCCCGCCGTAGTAGGTGATCAGAGCGACCGCCACCGCGCTCAGAACGGTGGCGACAGTCGCCAGGATCGCGGGCAGCATGCGGTCACCTCTCGGGCGGTGGCGTGTGGACGTTCAGCTTGGCCAGCAGTGCAGCGGAGGCGACGAATGCCGCGCCGACCCCACTAGCGATGTCCGCGACCAGCGTTTCGCTGCCGGTTGGGAGAACGTTCAGCACCACGAGCAGGCCCGCGACCGCGACGGCGACCGCGTAGACCCGGTCACGGACAGTCGCTGTGAAGTTCATAGCCGGTGGTCCTGTTCAGCCAGGGCGGCGCGCAGATCCTCCAGCCCGGCAAGCACCTGATCGAGTTTCGCGAGGGCGTCGAGGCCCGCGCCGTGCGCCGCTGCGGCGTGCCCGAGGACTGTTTCCGGCACGTCGGCCTGCTGGCCGTTGCGGTACGGCAGGACGCGCAGCGTTGCCTCGAACACCAGCTGAGCCAGCGCCTCGACGACCGAGAGGCGGTCTACCTGACGGCCGAGCGCGACGGAGTGTCCGCCGACCGGCGCGAGCATCCGCCAGCCCGTGTTCCCGGCGAGCGAATCGGTGTCGTCTCCACGGAGCTGATGAAGCACTTCGTCGGCTCTACTCATTGAATCATCCTCAATTCCAAGCATTTCAAGCAGGCTGGGCAGGTCCAGGGCGGTGTAGTTGCCGTCACAAGGCCCCCATGGTGCGCAGGGCACCGCATCTCCGTACTGGTGGGCGAACCGCCCCGGAAACGTGTAGCTGTCGCCGGGCCGGTAGTTGTAGTGCGGGACTATCAGGTTCAGATCCGGCGGACGCACCGGCCACAAGCCCGGGTCGGCACGAGGGTTGTAGTAGCCGATGACGCGGCGTGAATCTCCACATCCGTCACGTAGCCAGTCGATCTCAGCATTGACCGCACGGGAAACGTCGCCGCGAATCCGCCCTCCCGCGCTCTCCACATCGACCATCGACACCACCCGCGGGTGCCGCCACAGCCCAGCCTCTTCGAGCATCTGCCGGTGGAGCTGTGCGCTGTCCTGGTCTGGCCAGTAGAAGTAGTAGACGATCAGGCAGACCAGTCGACCGTCGTTGAGCATCGCTTTCGCGTTGCGGGCGTTCTCGACGAAGACTGCGTCGCGGCGATCGCCGGAGGAGGAGCGGAACGCGAACACCTGGTGCGGATAGGAGTCGTCGATGGCGATGGGCCGTCCGGCGGCGTCGGTCTGGTAGTGGCTGACATCAGCCCAATAGACCCCGCTCATACTGTGCCCCTGAGCTGGTGCAGCACTAGGTCCCATACCGGATCGTCATCGTCGGAGGGGGCGGGCGAGCCGAAGACTCCGAGGTACCCCTCGCTTAGCCTTGCCGCGAAGGTCCGGAGCCGCGGGTGGCCTTCAGGCAGGGCGAGCTGTGTGTGCATCTGATCGACGTACGCCTCCGGCCAGTCGCCTCCCCACCACACGGTCCCCTCGAACAGCCTCACGCCTTCCCGAACGCGGGTGACCAGATCCGCGGGCATCGCGTACCGCTTCCACGGCAGACTGGTCGAGTTCAAATCGATTGCGGTCCCTGACAAGTGGTTGCTGTTCCAGATCGCGTTAGTGGGCGACCAGCCCCAATAGTCGCGGGGGCGGTAGGTGTCGATGCGCATGACGTGGGCGTGCCACCACGCGCACCAGGCGATGAGGATGGTCGCGGCGTCGCCGGCTCGGACCTCGGGGCGTACGTCGGCGGTTCCCGGGACCACAGGGTTCACGCACTCGTCCCGGCGGCACTGCCGCCAGCCGTTTTCGGTGATCAGAGCCAATGCTATTTCCGTTCCCGTCCCGCGCTCATATCGCTGCATCTATTGTCTTGGACCGCAGGACGCCGTTCCAGACGATTCAGTCGGTCACGACGAACGCAACGTCACCAGCGGACGCGGATTCCGGGATGTCGCCAAGCGCCTGGAGTTGGGCGACGATCACCTGACGTTCCTCGGCGGTGTAGTCCGCGACCCTAGGAATTCGGACCGGCTCCGGGTCGGGGTCGCCAATTGGTACATAGCGACCGGCCGGGTTATACGCAGACCGGGGACCGCGGATCGGATGTTGATACTTCTTCGTCGCCAGCTCCGGGTGCACTCGAACCCCCAGTTCATGCTGATGGACAGCGAACACTGCCGCCAAGGGAGGCGGAATGGTACCAGGCGATCCCGCCATTCCCGGAACGGTGATCAGCGTGGACTTAATTGCCTCAATCTCCGCGTCGACAACATTTTCATTGTAAGTTTCGGTCACAGGACCCCCAAGTCTTGCAGTATTCCGAGGATTTCTTGCAGGCGCTCCCACGCCTGGACCACTGGGTCCTTTTCGTCACGCTGCCCGATAGTGATTTTCCAAGTGGGAGCGGTGTCGCGATCCCACGTCAGCGCCACCTCGGTGACTTGGTCCACAAAAACCTGTCCCGGCGGCATTCCGCGCACCGTGGTGCCCACTCGGTCGCCGACGTAGAAGTGCCCGAAACCTCGCTGCCCGATTCGATAGGGCGCGCCGTCGGCAACGACAACCTCGTGGCTGATTTGCTGGCGAGTCGACCACTTGGCGGCGCGCACAGAAAGTAGCCACTGAATTGTGTAGGCGCGATCGCTGGATTCGGCCCATTTTTCTTGGTACGTCGACCAGCCGAGGCGATTTCTCCGACCAGGTACTTCCTGCGCAGAGAATGCCCCGAGCACGTTGCTGTAAATAGGTTCCAGCAGTGCGTCAGCGACCGATCCAAGGTCCGGAAGCCCCGGCACCACAGCCGCGACCAACGCCCCTCCCAGGCGAATTGCCGCCGACAATCCCTCATTGATTCCGGGCATCGAGTTCCCGCCTCCCACAATACGGACATCCGTAGCTGGTCGGTAGACGAACTCCGATTGCTGAATTCCCGTGTGAGTACCGTCGCGATAGATCACCCACGGTGCACTCGCCACCGTTCCCAGGAAATTCGGATCGGAGTACTCCGATGGCATGGCGGGATCGGCGATCGTGCGGATGCTCTCAGTGACACCATCCGGCTCAACGTGGACAAACTGCCTGACCAGGCCGGTTGCCAGGTCACCGGAGAACGATGTCTCCTGATAGGCCGCACTTTTGTCTACGAGATCGATCACCAGGCAGCCGGGCCGCAAGCGGGCACCGGGCCATGGCGGCGCGTCGCCGGGCAGATACCGGCGGAAAGTCCAAGTGAGCTGTGCGTCTTCCACCACCTTTTTCGTGCAGTCGTGGATCGATTTGAAGCGCGAATGAACGACCGCCAAAGGTGAGGTGTCGTTGGCGATTGACTCGGGCGCTACTACCATCGACCAGTTTTCTGGGTGGAATTGCTCCCAACTGGCGGGATCAAGAGGGTCGGCAGGTAGTTGCCACCATCCCCCCATGACGCGCTGGATCGCGAAAAACGCGGTCAATTTGCAGATCCATCGGGATGGACCGAAAATTGTCCACACCTTCGGAAATTGCACCTCCGGAGGGAGTAATCAGGCCCTTTGCCTGCCGCCCCGGCCGGTTATGGCCGGGGCGGCAGGCAAAGGGGTTGGCGTACCCCAACAGGTGCTTCAGCTCTTCATAATCGTGCTTGAAGAGAATGCGCAGCGAGCCGGTGCCGTCGTCATTCTTGACGACGGTAAAAGATTCCATGCGGCCCGACCATCTGACTCCGTCGCGGTCGACCGTTGCGTGTATTCCGTCCGTAGATCGACCGTTTACATCGATCACCCAATCCGACATCCAGTAATCGAGCGGGAGTTCGAACAGAGCCGTCCCGGTTTCATTGTTCAGCTCACGGATGTCGGCGGAAACAATTCGGTTGACCGCGCCGCGCAGGTTCCAGTCACCATCCCAAAACCTCACCACCGGAGGATTGAGCCTCGCGGACTTTTCGAGCGACGCCGCGTGCGCGAGCCTGGCATAGGTGGCGTCGAAATCGATTGTTACTACCGTCATTGCAGCCCCCAGGGCCGCGACCAGGTCCTCGGGCAGCGGACTTGCAACCCCGCGCCCTCTTCGGCGTCCGTTACGCTGACCGGAAGTTCAGTTTCGGGAGTCCACGGCGGCACTGGGTACAGAAAGGCGACGCCATTCATCAATGACCAAACCTGCGATCCGTTCATGTCGCGAAGCTGATCCGCGAAAGGATCGGATTGGACCCAGAAGACTTGGTCTGCCCTGGCCATCGGGAGGGAAATTCGTCGGTGGCGATCTTCTTCAGCCCGACGGAAGCGATTGTCACCCCACGAGAAGTCCGGCAATACCCACCGACCCGGGCCTTGGACGATCCATTCCAACCAGATCTCCACGTCGGTCGGATTGGAGACGGTGACCGCGCCTTGGGATTCAGGTCCAGTCGCCACGAAGGCGTCGGTGACGGGCTCCTCGTACCACCAGGGGTCACCCGCGACGCACGTCATGACGACCCGCTCGACCTTGGTCATGTGGGGGTCGCGCTCCGGCTCGAAGGCCGGCTGCTCACCGAGCCGCAGTCGCAGATGTCGGCGCGAGTCTTCGGTGGTGATCCACAGCCGGGTGTCGCGGTCGTAGCTCCACGCCTTGCGCCACGCCGAATCTGCCTGCCCCCAGGTTCTGCCGGTTGTGTTGCCGACCGTGACGCCGAAGACGATGTCTCGCTGGAGATTCCGCCTGGCGTAGTAGGTTGAGCCGATCTGGCTGGAGTGCGAGCCGTAGATCGTGCGGACAGGCGCGTCGTAGATGCCGGCCACGTCGGTGCCGAGCCACACCCCCTGCGCGCCCATCCCGACGCCGGAGATCACGAAACGCGAGCCGTCGCAGCCCTCGACCTCGACGAGAGTTCGTGCCATTAGTTCCCTGTTCAGTTGTGTATTTAGTTGTGGTCGAATCGATTTCGACGTCTTGTAGTCAGCGTTGGATGTACCCGGCCGCCTTCTGCCGTTGCCTAAGTGACTCCCGGCGCATCGCCTCGTCCAGGTCGCGGACGTGGTAGTGGATGTGCTCCTCCACCACCCGCGCCGCCTGCTGGCCGCCCTCGCGGAGCGCACCGCCGTTCTGCACGAGGCGGGTTAGGAATCCGGAGTCGCGCAATCCGAGATCGGACCGCACTCCGTCCCACTGGGCTGTGAAGAACCCGGAGACGATGTCCATGGCCCGCGGTCCGAACGTCTGGGTGAACAGCTCCGGACTCATTGGCTGCGGAAGCGGCGGCTCGCCCGGCCCGTGCCGGTCTTCCGGCTTCACCGGGTCATCGAAGTGACCAGGATCGACGGACATGTCGGCACCAGGCGCGAACTCTTCGCCCAGTACCGGCGGAGAGTGAGTAGCCGTGGCCGGGTTCTGGGGCAGAGCTTGACCAGGGTTGTTCGGCGCCTCTGGCATCAATCTGCCTAGCAGCGTGACGACCTCGGAAATGACGCGCTGCGCCTGCTCGACGATTGCGGGTGCGTGCCCGGGGTCAATGTCGGGGACGGTGAGTCGCGCCGCGCCGGCCAGCGCCTCGATCAGGTCCGCCAGCTGGCTCCATTGCTCGTAGGTGAGCACAGCCTCCGGCGACCCCGAAAGGTTCCAGCCGATTCCACCATGTGGCAATACACCGCCCTGGTCGTACCCGACGCCACGGAACGCCGCCGCCAAGGACCCGTACTTGGGGTCGCGCAACGCGTAGTTGATGGCGGCCCTGATGTTCGATTCGGGGTCGTAGATGTCGGTGTTGTACCCAGCGTCGGCGTAGGCACGGAAGGTCGGGTCGATGACCTGGAGCAGCCCCTTGGAAGGAATACCCGCGGCGGCGTTGGAGTCCCACAGGTTGATCGCGCGCGGGTTGCCTGAGGACTCCGACCTGATCTGATTCAGTACTCTGTCGGTCTCGCCAAGATCCTGGCCCTTCTCCCGTAGGACCTTCTCCACGAGCGGACGCCACCGCTCTACGTCGGCGGTGTTGCCGGACGCGCTTCCGAACGTGGCCAGCGCGGGCGAGGCGTGCGCCGCCGCCAGCACGGTGTCGATCAGATGCTCGCCAACGCGACGGGGCAGAACGCCGAGCAAGCTGGTCCCGCTGTCAGGGATCGTGTCCCGCAGGGTCGCCAGCGGCGTGACGAGCCGATCGAGCACCTGCTGACCGAGCCCGGGCAGGTAGTCCCCGCCGGCGGCCAGCGAGATCATCTGCCCATCGGATGCGATCGGCCCCAAGTTGGCCCAGTGCAGATGGTCGACGTGTTGGGCGTTGGTCGGCTGCCCGTAGTCGAATCGCCGACCGTTCTTCAAGTTTGTCCACCCCGCGAGCGGCCAGTGGATCAGCTCCGTGGACATCGGATACCGGGAGTAGACCCAGCGCGCAATCTCGGCCATGGGCCCGCCGAGGTCGATTGCGCGCCCCGCCATGTGGTAGTCGAATCCCGCACCGACATCTCGAAAGCGCTTGGCGCTGGTTAGGATTGCACGAGGGAACGCGCTCCTGACGGCATCCCACAGCGATCGCTGGACCGGGTCGAGCGGGTCCGCCGTGGCGACGATCCCGCCCGTGGCGTAGTGCTGAATCGACGACTGGTAGCGGCGCACTCCCGCGACGCCGTTGCGGCGGGCTGCGGCGTTCGCTTCGTGGACGTAGGTGCTGCCGACGGCACGGACCCATTCCGGCCGCATGATCGCTTCGCCGCCGCCGACGGCGATTGTGCGAGTATCGCGACCAGGCGTGTACCCGGGGATGACGCCGCCGGTGTGATAGCCCTCGATCCGAGAGACGGTGATCGTCCACTCGGGTAGATCCGGTACCACCTGCCGCAGTGCGGTCCAGGCGTCGCGGAGTCCCCTGTTGACGACGTGGTCGAGAATCCAGTTGACTGGGTCCGCGACCGCTCGCCGGACAGCGCTCCACTCGACCGACAGCGACTGCACGCTCGTCCGCGTCTTGACGGCTAGGTCGCCCACCGCACGCGTGAGGGCGGGCAGCATCACAAGCGTTATGTCCGCGATGTCCAAACCGATTGCCGGACGCAGGGATTGGAAGGCACGCACCGCCCCCTCCTCGATGCCTGCGCGGAAGCTGGCGTGCAATCCGGCCGCGCCGACGCCCAGTTCCGTGAATGCGGGCACGGCCACCGCGCTGGCATCGACCACCGCCTGTCCAGCTGCTGCTGCCGAGGTCGCGATCCCATCGAACGCGGGCAGTAGCTGCTCGTCGTAGGCGCGACGAACACCATCGGCGAATGTCGAGAACGAGCCATGGGCGGCGGAGAAGTCGGGCACTTGCGGCACTGCGGTGGGTTGCGCAGCCTGTTGACCCTCGCCTGGTGTCGATGGCTGCGAATTGTGTTCTACAGCATCTGGTTTCGCCGGCAGAGGAGCGCCGGGGGTAGGGATTGGCAGCGCGTCGGCGGGCGGTGCATTTGGGGTGGACAAGTCCACCGGAGTGGCGTACCCGAGGTAGGAAGGTTCGTAGCCGAGTAGTCGATTATATTGCGCGAGTTGAGATTGCAGGCGGCGGCGTTCATAGGCGGACTGCTCGTCGGCTAGTGCGATCAGGGTGTCACGACGCTGATCCATAACCTGCTGGCGGTCCAACTGGACTGCGGCACCGTCGGTGTGGTCGTTGATCGCGGCGCGCTGCTCGGGCGACATCTCGGGTGGCGTGCTATTCATAGCCGCTCGCTCCGTGTCGCTCAGCGTCACGTTGTACGGGTTCGCATCCGCCGCGAAGTTCTCCGGCGAGTTGGAAACAATCCGTCGCCAGCGGTCCTCGAGTTCGTCCAGGCTCTGCTGCGCGGGGCTGGTGTCGATGTCCAGGCGCGGCGGGTCGGCCAGAGCCTCGGGAATGAGCCGGAAGTAGCTGAGGAGGGCGTCGATGCGTTCGCGAGGCAGCTGATCATCGAGCATCGCGATCAGGCGGTCCTGCACTTCCCGCATCGCCGCCGCTCGGGCCGTAGTTGCCTGTTCCTCGGACTGCCCCGCCTCGCGGGCCGCGACGTAGGCGGCGGCTCCGACCCCGGCGAAGGCGGTCGCCAGCTGATCAAGCTGTCCCGTCAGATCGCGTCCAGCCTGCTCGGTGGTCTCCAGTCGGCCATTAGCCTCGATGAGGTCGGCGAGCCACAGCGCCGTCGCGCCGTCGTCGGCCGTCAGTGGTTTGCTGAGGATCGATTCGAGCTGGTCCAGCGCCTCGTCGGCCGCCAGCCGTGCATCGTCTTGAATTCGGGCGTCGCGACGCTGAGCGGCGAACGCCTCAGTGAGGGTGTCGACGGCTTCTGCCGCGCCGAGCGTTTGAGCGCGGATCGCGTCGTATGCCGACGCCATCCGGGATGCCGAGGCGACCGATTGGTTGAACTCGTTGCGGAGGTACTGCAAAACCGGCAGCAAGGCGTCACCTTCGGTGCCGGTGGCCCGTACGCGTGCGATCAGCGCGTCATACTGCTCGTTCGTGCCAACGATCGCGTCGGCCACGTCACCGTAGGTCGCGCGCAGCTTCTCCCACGCGCCGACAGCGTTGGCTGCGAAATCTCGGCGAGCACGAGCGTCCGCAACGTCGTCCGTCCCGACGCCGAGGCCGAAGCCACCCGAGAGCGCCCATCCGTCGAGTTCTTCGTCATCGATGGTGCGGAGACTGTCGATGCGTTCGGAGAGCCGGTTGGCGATGGCGGCGCGCACACGCTCGTCGGCGACACCATCCGACTCGGACAGGGCCTCGGTCAGGCGTTCCCGAAACTCGGGCTCTGACTGCTGATAGTCGCGAAAAACCTGCTCGCTCTTAGCGATCTTTCCTTCGAACTCATCAGCCTTGGACGACAGGTATCCGAAAGCCAGCGCCGCAGCGGCGATATAGCCACCCCACGAAGCAATTCCAGCGCCGATACTCGACACCGCACCCGAAAGCCGTTGCAGGCCAGCGCTTCGCCTTCCAGATTCCTCTAATCGTGCGTTGAAGGACGCAACTCCGCGCCCGGCACCGAGGAATCCAGCTCCGATCCCGGCGACCAGCGCGCTCAGCGCGTTGAAAGTCTTGATGGCGAGAATGGCGGTGACCAGCGTCTCCAGGAGCGGGATCACACGCTCCAGTGACACGGCCAGTTCGGCGAAGGTGCCGATCAGGTGCAGAATCGGCGTACCCACTGTCTGCACCGCAGGCAGCACGGTCTCGGTGAAAACGCTGGCCAGGGCGACCATGACGGGATAGAGCCGGTCCCACGCCGCGCGGGTGGAGTCGAAGAAGTCGCGGACGCCGTCCTGGCCGGCGGACGAGGCGAGGCGGTCACGGAGCCCACGGACGCGGCGCTCGAGCCCGTCGAGCATAGAATCGCCATCGGCCCCGGTTGCTCGAAAAACCTGCCGGAGCACGCCGAAGGTATCGCGGATGACACGCCCGAGCTGCTTCGTGCGCTCGATTCCGGTGTCGATCATCGCCGCGAGCGATCCGTCCGCCCGCATCGCGGCAACCTTGGTGTCGAACCGCTCGACCTCGTCAGCGAGCCCGCTCAGTATTTGCGGCAGGAATGCCGATCCGGTGGCGGACAAGCCGAGGATCGTGCGAGTCAGCGGTTCGAACGCGCGCGCTGCCTGCGCACTCGCTCGACTGGCGTTGACGAAGAACAGCTGGAGGTCGACGTTGGCGAGATCGGTGGACAGGTAACGCAGCGATCGCCGAAGCCCGCTATTGATGCCGACGGCGATGCCATCCAGACCGCGGCTCAGTACCGGCAGCCCAGCGCGGCCCAGCTCCGTGACGTCGGCTGCAAGACCTTGAAATAGGCTGTCCTGCACGGTAAGCCGCATCGAACGCCACGCGTCGCCCATTCCGCGTACGTTCTCGACGAATTCGCGTGCCTGAGGCGACAGGTTGGCAAGGGCCTCGGAGTACTTGCGTTCCCAGGTCGATACGTTCTCAGTCGCCGTGCGCAGCGCCTCGCTCTGAGAATCGATTGCGTCGGCGATTCGTCGCTGAGCGTCGGCGTCGGCCTCGGCGGCGTCGCGGATGGTGCGGCCGAGCGCGGCCTGCGCCTCGGCCTGCTGGTCGGTCGCGTCCAGCACGGCCTCTTTGGCGCGCACGACGCCGGCGTCGCCGTCGATCCCGCGCCGGTTGGTCTCCTCAGCCTCCTCACGCAGCTGCTGGTTTCGGCGGCGGACGTCATCGTAGGTCTCGTCGGCCGCCGTGATCGCGACCTGTAGCTCCTGGATGTCCAGACCTGACGCACCGCCGGCTCGAAGCGCGTCGGCCAAGTTCTGGCGGGCACGCAGAGTGGCCAGATACGCCTGACGTTCGCTGGTCGCCGACCCACGTAGGGCGTCGTTGACGTCGCGGATGCGCTGTACAGCGTCGCGCCGTGCTTGACTCAGCGCCTTCTGGGCATCGGTTGCGCTGCGCTGCGCCCGTTCCACGGTGCGCTCGGCCGCTGCGACCGCTTCCTGCCCCTGCACGGCGGTGCGCGCCGAGGATCGGTAGGCGTCTTCCACCGATCGTTGCGCTTGCGCAATCCGGCGGGCGGCCTGCTCACGCGTTCGGGCGTCGGCGTCGGCGTCGCGCCCGGAGTTCGTGGTCATCTGCGTGGCGGCCTTGAAAGCGCTGGGAACGCCGGTGCTGCCTACGACGATCGCGGTAATGGAGGCTGCCGCGCCCGCCGCTAGCGCGGGAAGCACGGCCAGCGCAGTCCCGGCTTGCAGCAGCGATCCGACCAAGGGCACCAGGTTGACGGCACCGAGTGCAGCCAGGGCGGCACCGGCACCGACCGCCACTTGAGTGGTCGCGGTGAGCAGACGACCCGTGAGCAGCAGTCGCTCGGTCAAGCCATCGAGAATGCGGGTGGTGCGCTCATCGATCGCCTCGGAGAACCGCCGAAATATCGGCATCTCAACGCGGCGGTCCAGAGCGCTTTCATCCCGTATCAGCGCGGTTTGGGCGTAGCTTTGGCGCTGCTGAGCGGCGGTGTAGTCCTGCGCCGCCACAGCACGACGCGCCCGAAGTGCAATGAGCGCCGCCTCCGACCGCGCCACCTTCCGCGCGTCGGCGTCCGACGCCCGCAGCAACTCGCCATGGCGCTCCTCGGCTGCGTTGACCGCTGCGGTCGCGGCATCCAGCGACCGGCGAGTCCGGGCTACCGCTCGTTCGGCGGCATCCACGTTCTGCGCAGCGCGGGCTGCCTCCCGGATCGCGCGCTGATCCTCCTCGAGAGCGTCGTTGAGCGGCGCGCCTTGCAGGATGCGCTCGGCTTTTCCCCGTACGCGAGCGAGCGCGGTGCGCGGTGGCGAGGACAAGATCTGGTCGATCAAGCTCTGCGCGCGATCGCGAGCACGGCTGGCTTCAGCGCGGGCGCGGGCTGACTGCGCGTCATCCGGTCGTACGGCTCGAAACGCCTTCCGCGCTTCGCGAAGCGCCGCCTCGGCCTCGCCCGCCATTCGCTCCAGCCCGGCCTGAACGTCGGTGGCCCGGCGATACCGCGCGGCCAGGACCCGAAGGTCGTCGGTGAGGCGGCCCGTCAGCGGCCGGTCGCTCATCCCGGGAGTGAAAGGTCCGCGAGCATCCGCCATCGCCGCTTGCAGATCCTGAATGCGGCGTGATCTGGAGCGCCGCGTGAGCCCGTTCCCGCCCTCGCCGCGAAGATCATCGAACTGGCGTTGTGCCCTGGACATCGCATCCGCGAACTGGCGAGCGAGCTGCTGGGTGATTCGCGCCTGCTGAGCACGAGCCGCGGCATCGTAGTCGACCTGGCGTGCCGCGTCCCGGAGGTTCTGCCCGCGCGCTGACTGATCAGGGCTGAGCCGTCCGCGGTACCGCGCCAGATCCTCGACCACCAGCCGTTCACGGCGGCCCAAACGCGTTGCGACGCGGCGGAATCCCTCAGCCTGGCCGCGAGCGGCTTCCTCGCCAGCAGTGCGGCCGGCGCGGCGGGCAGCGGCGCGGTCTACCGCAGGGGTCAGCGTGCCTGCGCGATCCAGGCGGTCGGCGATCTGGCGCTCGGCGTTCTCCAACGCAGTGCGGGAAGCGCGCACCTCGACATCGACCGTGTGGTCGAGCGCCTCGATTTCGGCGCGTGCGGCGGCGGTGTCGGCGTCAACGCGCAGACTGATCTCGGCGACGATGCCTGCGACCGCGGTGCGAACCTCGGTCTCCATCTGGATCTTGAGGTCGGTAGTGTCCGGGCGTACGACGATGCGTGCGGTGCCCGCCGAGTACCGAGACGGCAACGTCTACTCCGTTCCCTGTGAAGTTGTGTTCAGAGGCCGAGGTCGGCCAGCGTTTCGTCCACGGCAGACCGCTCTCGCTGCGCGCGCTCGCGCTCGATCGCGGTCACGGGCCGCGGCATCGGCCGCACTTTGGGCGGCTGTTTACCCTTGGGCAGGTTGATCGCGATCAACGTCGCGTTGAGCTGCTGTACGAGGTCGCATAGCGCGAGCAGCACATGGACTTCGGTGGTGTAGCCAGCCGACGATGTGATGACCGGGATACCGTCGTCTTCGGGGCTGGTTGCGGCTGAGGGTGGTTCGAGGTCTGCGAGGCGGGCCGCCAGGCGTTGGTCCGAGTCCTGCGCGGCCCGGTATCGCGAACCCGGAGGCACCTGCCCGAGGAACCGATAGAGTTTCGCCCACGCGAGTTCGCCGCGGACGAAGTCGAGCAGGTCAAGTCGCCAATACTCGTGCAGATCCCACTCGATCGACTCGTAGCGCTCTTCGAGGAGCGCTACGAGTCCTGCGCGCCCCCCGGCAGATCGGCGGCGCTCTCATCCGGCGCAGCGTCGAAGTGCCGCTGGATGTCCTGGACGAGGGCGAGGGTAACTTCGACTGGCTCGTCGCGAATCGCGTCCCACACCGCCGGATAGGCGGCCCGGCCCACGAGAGCGGCGATCATGGCCTCCAGGTCCCGCACAGCCACACTGCCTGCGGCGTCCAGCAGGGTCGCCAGCGCGAGCGAACGCTCCAGGCTGTCGGGTGCGCTGATTTCCACAGGCGGGTCCGCTCCATCGAAGATATACGGGTCGGGCGCGATGTAGTTCTTCTTCGCCTCAGCCTTCAGCTGCGCCCACCGGCTCATCGGGCGGGGAGTCTTCTTCGGCATGCAATTCTCGCTATTCAATTGTCGCTTCAGGAGTTGTTCATCGAGTGCTCATGCAGCACGGGATCGCGCTTGTGGTGCCGCCGCCGGCTCAAATCCGGCCTGCTGCACGATCGACTTCCACCCCGGACCACCGAAAACGGTGCGTAGTGCATATTGCTTTGCATCGTCAACGAATGCTCGACCAGTGATCTGATATTCGATCGCTTGGTCCTGATTCATGCTCTGCGCGCCCACCTCGGTCACAGAAAACTTGGGGGCTTCGCGGATCATAAAAATGCGGTTGGCTGCCGCACCGTCGACGCTGAGGAATAGCGCGCGCCGGTAGGTGATTGATGGCTCCACTGGGTCAGCGAACGCGGTTTCGCCCGTGCTCGCGTCGTACCGAACGTTGGCAAGGTCAGTGTTGTGCCACATTTCCAAGTTGAGCTTGTGAGTCTCCAGCCCAGTCCACTGGATGGTCGTCTTGCGCGAGATCATGTCCATCCTGGCGGACTCGAGCAGTCCCCATGCCTCGACTTCAGATGTCTCAGTCTCCGGCGTAAATGTGGGCGCGTTCTCTTTACTGACGTGGCCAATGGAAACGAATCCCGACGCCTTGAGATCGACAAGTTCAGAGCCCTCGCCGGTGAAGTAGGCGGTCGGCAGTTCGATATCGTAGGGCGCGATAAGGATAGCGCCGGCCAGCGGTTTGCGGATCAGTCCCTGCTTCAGGTCCCGAATGGTGCCGAAATCAGCCATTTAATTTCCGTATTCACTTGTTATTCAGTTGTAAGGTCGGCGGTGCTGAGGTTTCAGCCGCGCACGTCTCCGACCATCACGGTCGGCGTCGGGTGTCGCCGGACCGACAGCAAGTAGGAGGCGTCGACGAATCGGTTGTCATCGGTGATGTCGGGAACCTGGGTGTTGCCGATTACTTCCTCAACTGCGTCGATCAGGACACCATCGACCTCGGTCGCGCCGGCGGCGAGGACGCGCTGGCGCACTCGGTCCGCGGCTGCCCACGCAGCTGGACGGGTGTGGGCGATCACAACCACTGCCATGAGTGCGCGGTCGGTGATCCCGTCGCCGTCGACACCGCCGCCGACGCGGTTCACGGCGATGATGGGGCTCAGGCTCTCCCACATGGAGCCATCCGGAAGTGCGGTGCAGGTGTAGCCCAGGTCGGCCAACAGGCTCAGCATGGTGACCTCGACATCGGGAAACATCAGTGCCTTTCGAGCCAGTCGACGACCGATCGAGTACGGCGGTTGTCGCCGCCGAAGGTGTGACGACCCCGCCATCGCGCCGGAAAAGAGCCCGGCGTGGGCCGCGTCTTGACCGCGGGACGCGGGTTGCCCTCCTCGGCCGTGTTCTCTTTTCCGAATTCGACTGCCGCAGAATAGGTTTGTGTGGCCTCTACGATGGCCACCCAGCGGTCTGGCTGCGCTCCGAGGTTGCCGCTGCCGAGTTGGGTGGTGACGCGTGCCGAGGCCGCCAGGCGGCCCGTGCGGCGGGGAACTCGCGCAGCGTAGAGCCCCTGGGCGAGATAGCCGATGCGGCGCATCGTGCTTCGCATCCGTGCGCCGCGCAGAATCTGCGCGATCGCCGCGTTGTGCCAGCCATCGCTGGTCCGGTGGCCGCCGTACTCGAAACTGGATACGCGCATCAGCCGCTGACCCGTTTCGCCCGGACCGCAACACCCGGTGCCCAACCGGTCAGTGGGGACCGCCACGGCGCGGGTGCGCCGACGACGTCGTAGACGTGCCCGTCAGGCAGCTCAACCTGGTCCGAAGCCAGGATGTCTGCGCCCCGCGGACAGTAGAGAACTACGTCGACCTCGACGTTTGCACGGAAGTCGTGTGCGCCGCCGACGTGGTCGTAGTCGGTTGCGGACCAATCAATTCCGACTCCGACTATCTGATGGTGGGCGTCGGTGGAGGTGTCACCGAACTGGTCCCGCTTCGTTCGACGCAGGACCGTGATCAGTTCACCTGCTGCCATCAAGGCCACGCGATCCACCGCCCGACTCGCACACCGACCACACCGAAGCGTCGCCGCGGTGGCGCGAACACCGACAACTCGTCGCCGGTGAAATACACAGTGGCGCTGTAATTCTCGCCAGTGTCGTAGCGGACGCGGAATGGGCCCACGCTCTGTTCGGTCAGCCCGGCAGGATTGCGCAGTACGCGGAGGACGGCGTCGACGATTACCCGCCGCGCGTTTTGCGCCATCAGTGGGGCCACGGCCTCGGGCCCGTCGGCCAGCGCGGGGACCATGGCGCGCAGGAGAGCGTCCGCGTCGGCCAGACGAGCTGTCACCCACTCGGCCTCCTGACCAGAGATTTCGCCTTCATATCGGTTGCGGACATCGTCGAGCGTCGCGTACATCACGCCGGACTCGCCTTCGGTCGACCTCGCCGTCTGGGTGCGGGAGCGGGCTCAGGAGAGAACCCGAAAGGCGCGGCAGCGACCGGAGGTGGCGGTGTTTCTGCCCATACATCGGGATTTACTATCAGTTCGACCGCCCACGCTGGAATTTCCATCCCAGGGCCGAATACGTGCCTGGTGCCGACGTCGTCCAGCAGATGCACGTAGGTATTCAGTTGCGCCATTTCCTACCACAATTCCTCAGTACGCATCGGCGACCATCAGCGCCTCAGGTCGCTCCAGCACTGGCAGCAGCAAAGAATCCACCACGGTCGTTTCCTTGTAGGGCGGACCCGATTTCACAACGACTCCGACCAAACCCGGCGCATCTGCGAATGCCATATCGGTCTGCGCGGCCGACACCAGTTCCAGTGCCGTCGCGGTGATACCCCACGCAACGTGAGCGAACGGCGATCCGGATGGCGGAAGAAAGATCACACGATCCTCCGGGATGACCCGGCGATCAACACCTCCCACATTGATCACAGTGTCGTACACGGCGCTGATGGGCGGCAGATTGAAGTCATCGAGGACAGAATTCACAATCGACCGCGACACAATCTGCGGCGTTCCTGCGATACTGTGAGAGTAAGCCTTGAATTCAGCATTTCGCTGGATCAGGCCGCCGGTCCGGCGCGAAATGATCATTCCGGAAGGCGGCGCACCGACATCGGCGATGTACAGCTCGACCCACCCGGTCAGGTCCGTGACGATAGTCGCCTCCGCCACCGACGTCCAGGGCACCGCCGGCGCGACGAAGTGGTGTTCGGGGACCTGATAGTCCGCAGTGAGCTGAATTCCGTTCTCATCGAGTGTGATCTTGCCGGTGGACAGCAGTTCCCCGCGCGCAACTTCGACACGGTTACGGATGGCCCGGACGCCAGCTTCGAGGTCATCGTAAATCGCCTGAATGATCGCTGCCGAATTTCCACCGTCCTGTCGCGCCTTCTCCAACATAAGGCGCTCGAGTTCGCCTTTGGAGCCCTGCACCGACATAGGCAAGAGGTCCACCTCGCGGGTCGAGACGAAGTCGCGCTCGAGCTGTGGAATATTTCCGTCGAACGCCCGGAACGAAGCAGTTCGGTTGACGCGAGTCGCGTTCGCAAGCCGAATTGTCTGCTCCTGCACGAGCCGATCCGGCACAAATTTGGCAAGCAGGTGATCGGACGGGGTCGGCACTTGACGTACGAAAAAGGTCGCGTCATCCGGGGTCACCGGACCGTCGAAAATCAACGACATGTTTCTCCGTTATTTAGTTATATTCAGGCGTCAGAAGAATTTGAACCAGGAGGCGAGATCGGCTTTGGCAGATTCGTCGAGCCCGTGGCCGGGCGGCAGCCGGTCCTCCTGGATCAGGCCGACACCGACCCACAGCGGTGCCGCCTCCCGGTCCGCGGACGGGGTGAAGGCGGTCCACAGAAATCCGGCGGCGAGATCGCGGCCGTCGGTGGCGGAGTCGTCATACGGTCCGTAGAGGCCGGACTCGGCGCGGGCCAAGACGATGCCAGAGGGCAGGTAACCGCGCGGGTACTGCACCGCCGCGGTGAAGAGCACCATGTCGAGGGTGATCGATGCCCTGCCGCGCTGTTCTGACTGGTCTGCGTACACCCACGCGCGAGCGTCGCCGTAACGGGTTGGGGTGTGACGAACAGCGATGTTGCTCATTCAGGCTCCAAGCGTAGGTCCGGCGGCGGGGGCGGCGGCTGTGCCGAATCGGCGGGCCGCCTCGGCCCGACCTCCTTCACCCCGCGCCAGTCGGGTCCGCCCCCCAGGGCGGCCCTGGCCGTAGTCCGGGTGCGTCGCGCTGGGCGGGGAGGCAAGTTCGGCAAGAGCGGGACTGCCGACCATTTCAGTGAGGTGCGCGACGACACGGTCGCCATCGACACGGCCCTGGTCATCGAAGAAAGCGGCGGCGTTGACCGTGTCGAGCCAGGCATCCAGACGCGTCCCGTTCAGAACAACGGAGGCATACCCCCGCAGTTCCGCCGAGCGCAGCTGGGGCAGCAGCTCGTCGCGCACGGCCTGGGCAGCCTCTATGCGGGCGGCCTCAACCGCCTCCGCGACGGCCCGTTCGTCCTCGGAGCGCGCCGCATTCTCCAGCTCCACAATGCGATCGCGCAATACCTGCGCGTCAGCCGCCGACACGCCCCGCTTGGCGGCCTGCTCGTGCCGGCGGGACTGGTGTCGCCAGTACGCAAGCTGCTCGTCCTGCGTCATGTTCGACAGCGGAGTCTCCGGCGGATAACCGTGCTCGCCTACGGGGGCATCTGGAGAGTCGGGCGCATCTCCCCGAGGAGCATCGGTGCTAGTTGCCATATTCAGTTGGTCCCTATCAGGGTCGTCGCTATAGGTCCGTCAGCCGTTCACGATCGCCTCGAAGCGAGCAATCTGCGCCCGCTGATATCGGATGGGGCCGGAGTCTTCCTCCGCGCCCCTAGCCAGCGCTTGCGCGAGAATCTGGCGCATCAATGGCAGATGACGAGTTGCCGCCTCGTGCTCACGCTGGAACGCGTCGAGATCTACCGGGTCCGGTCGCCCTGCCGGGCGATGCCGATGGACCGGGTCACCCCGTCGTGCGGGGATGAGGACAGCTTGTAGCTCGCCGTGATCGCCGACGGCGTATCTGGTCTTCTTGAGGTCACCGCGGCCAGTTCCGCCGGCGTCCTGGTACAGCCGCTTCAGGTCCTCGTCGTTCAGGGCACCGCCAGGATCACGATCGGCGGTGACCGGCATCGTCTCGCACTTGCATTCCGCGTGCAGAGGCTTCAGCTCGTCGACGGAGTAGATTCGGCCCGATGCTGCGATACACAGCCCGCACACGCCGGTCTCGGACCGTTCGGGATGAATGACGCGCCGCCAGCCGATCACCGGTTTTCCCTGCCGGACAGCCTCGGTGAGGATCTGGTGCTCCGCTTCACGTTCTGCGAGTGCCAAATTCGTCGCTGTAACTATCCTCCCACGTGTAATTGATTGCGCCAGAGCAATATCGGCAGGCTTCCCGTCTGCGACGTTCGCGCGGTATGAGCGCGCCAGCCGCTGGTACGGCTCGGCAACCGGCAGACGCACGGATTCCCGGCCAGCAGACACCACACGAGTGGGCGTGACGAACTGCGAGGCGAGATCGGTGAACAGTCGGACTTCGGCAGGGACGTCCGGCGCGAACTCGATGCCGATCCCAAAATCGGAAAGGTAGGCCATTTGTGTTGCGGTCGCCAGCGACACGATCGCTTCCTGCGCGACGGTCGACGCCTCCGCAGCGGTCGACGCGAACGTGGCGACCTGATGTCCGTCCCACGGGTCGGTCATCCGCCAGTGCGCCTCGATTCTGTCCGCGGTCGTGTTCAGGATCGCTTCGCGGCGTGCCGCCCGCGTGGAGATCAGCCAGCGCAGTACCTGCGAGACCGCCATTTACGCAGCCAGTCCTGTCGCAGCTGGTTCAGGGGCGGCGGGACCCGGGGATGGTGCACCGAACGCCGCCATCATCTGCTCTTGCAGCAATTCCGCCTCGTTCAGCCGCGCTTCCTCTGGTGACAATTCGAGGATCGAGATGAGCTGCCGCTTTCGGGACACCACGCCGCGGGTTTTCACGATGGCGTCCGCCTTCGCCTGGAGCGACGCCCGGTCCACCTTGGCCCACAGCAGCTTGACGCCGCGGGTGCGGGCCTTCTGCGCCGCCAGCGCGAACGCAAGCTGCCACACCAGTCGCCACGGCGCAGTCTGGCGTGCCTGACGGTCGGTGATCTTGTCCACCAGCGACTCCCGCATCAAGGACGCGCCTTCGGCGCTCTGGTTGGCCGCATCCGGCGTGATGATGTGCAGGGGTGTCCTTGTGGCAGCGGCGAATTCGCGCACATCGTCTCGGATCGCCATGATCAGCGGCGTCAAGTCGGCCTGTTCGGATTCCCAGAAATCTACGCCTTCGGGGACCAGCCACAATGCGCCCGGATCGGCTTGGAATAGATCAACAAGTTCGTCATCACTGGCAGCTCGGATGAAGTCCTCCGAGGTGCCGGCCTGGCTGAAATCCTCTGCCCCATCAAGGTTTCCGCGCACAGCACGCTGTCGAAAACTCTGGTACCAGGCGATCACGATTCGCTGGAAGATTCCATCCATGATCCGATCCAGCAGGTCGAGGTGCGGCTCGAACTCGCCGAGACCGAAACGGTTCGAGAACCTGACCGCGGGAACGCCTCCCAGATCTTCGAGCCCTGGCACAGACTCAGGCGCGGCCATCTCCCACTCGCCGATGTTGAACGACGATGTGTACTGCCCCGCCACGCGCCGCCAGACGTACCGCTGGCCGCCCGTGAAAACGATCGCCACCTGCCGGTCCGCCATGTCGTCGTTGTACACCTTGACGAATCCGAGAAGGCGGCGTGGGTTTATCGGATCGCTCTGCCCTACTGCGTATCTCGGGTCCTCGACCAAGATCATCGGAAGCGCCTCGGGGGCATCCGGAAGTGGAGGAACCACTAGGACATAACACTCGCCTAAGGCGAACAGGTAGGTCTGCAAGTCCCGTTGCAGCGCCGCTAGCCCTGATTCATCGGCGATCTTTCGGCCGAGATCGTCGCCGTCGATATCGCTGTCAGCCTCGGTCGACACTCCCATCAGGACACTGCGATCGGTCATGACGTCCACGGCCATCGTCGCGTAGTTCGCCCGCGCCTTTCGCATGACTTCGCGGAAGGTCGGCTGGTACTTGTCGTTGACGCTAGGAAGGGGCGGGTCCCCGATGTAATAGCTCCACAGGAGGTCCAGTCGTTCGCGTCGTGTCTTCGGAGCGGTCGCCGTATCGGCGCGGCGCGGCGGCAGATCCTCGTCGAACTTGGCCATCAAGTGCTGAAACCATTGTGCGGGGGTCCATTTGGCCGCCGCATTCTCATCGGCCATGCATCCTCGTATTCAGTTGTGTCTAGCGGAGCCTTGCGGCAACACGTCGCGCACGAGGCATCGCGACGCCCTGTGCCAAGGCGTCGAGGCGGCATTGCCACGCCAATACCGATGCCACCGCAGCGTCAATCTTTCGCTCGCTGTCGGGGTGTTCTTTCGCGATCTGCATACCTCTGCTGGTCATGCGCCGACGGGCATTGAGGACATGAGCGGTCAGGGTGGGATCTCCGGCATGGCGCAGCTGCTGGTCGAGGATGCCGTTCTCGAACTCCTCCAACGCGCGAGTTGTCCGGCTGGCCCGTTCGCCTGTCATCCACCACTCGATCGGATGAACGCGAGTCGACTTCACAGCCAGTTGCGAGCCGTACTTGGCCTCCCAGCCAGCTACGACCGCCTCCCACCGTGCCGGGTCGGCATACATCCCCACCACTCGGTAGTCGCGAAACGCACCGTGGACCGTGGCCTGCACGTCCGCCTCCGGAACCTCCCAGCCGGCCGGATGCACTCCCGGCGGCTGTTCCCAGACGCGCAGCGGGACAACCAGGCCGTCACCGACCCGACAGGCGATCAGCGCGGTCGCGTCGGTGACACCGCGGCGACGGCGACGGCTTCCGTCGAATCCCAACACGACCACATCCCGGTCGCGCAGTGGCCCGATGTCGTGGACCTCAGGCCCGCACGCTTCCCATTCAAATCGCGCGATCCACGCGTTCTCCGCAGTGGAGATCGCATTGAACCAATAGCGCAGCGAGGAGACAGTATCGTTTCGTGGGTCGGCAATCGCTTCCACCAGTCCCTCGATGTCGGTCCACGCCGCTGCGTCGCCGTAAGCCTCGCGCAACGCTCGGCGGACCAGATCCTCGTTTTCCAGATCTTCGGGGCGGATATCACCCCATCGGTGATCCATCAGCTGCCGAGGGTGCTTCCGCAGCTTCCCGGCGATTGCGAGCTTGACCAGCTCATATGTTTGCTCAGCGATGCTGTCCTCGCCCGGCGCGTACATGGTCGAGGTTTCGAGCGCGAATGTCTCGGCGGTCTTCCGCCGCTTCCTCAAATTACGCGTGAGCGTTTTGTATGTCTGACGAAGATCGGGCCGGGTGTACAAATGTGTTTCATCGAAAAGGACTAGCGTCTCTTTTCCGCCATCTTTCGATGCCGAAGACGCGGTCGATGGGACTACCTCACCACCACCGGGGATGAGAATTCGCGTCAACCCTGCGTCATCGCGTCGACGCATAGCGATACTCAAAGGCCCCTCGGTGACATTCAAGTACATTGTGTCGTAGACCAACCCGGCCTGATTCTCTTCAGTGGCGACGCACCGAATGAACGGGCTCTTCAGCCGTTTCCCCATCGGCTCACCCGGCTGATATTCGTAGACGAAACCAGCCCCCCAGGGGTCCTCGAATATTTCACCTCCCTGCGCCCACCCATGGAACCGGGACGGGCCGAATGCTTCGAAAAGTCCGATAAACGAGGCCACCTCAGATTTGGCGCAACCCTTCGGGCGTGACAGGAATGCGTGGTCATATAATCGGCGACCTTCCCCATCCAGGGCGTATAGATCGACGAGAAAGGCGACGTATTCGTCGATGAGCGGCGCGCACGACTCGCCACCGACATCACCGGGTCCGTGTACCGCGAAGTGCTCGAGCCAGGCCACACCGAGCCATCCCAGCGATCGGTCACGATCGTGATCGGGGTGGTGGACGACATCATGAGGCACGACTGCGGCCCGTCAGGCGCGCTCGACGCTCGGCGGCGAAGGACACCACCCGGCCGGCGTCCTGCGACACGTCGACTTCCGGCTCCGGGTCGACGGTGACCACTTTGACCCGAGCCTTCGCGAGGTCGTCTTCCGTCAGTCGGAGACCTGCGCCCCAGGCGCTGATCAACGCCTTCAGGGCTTCGCTCGACCCACCGGCGAGGTAGCGGCCGGCCGCGGGAAGAGATAGATGCAGCTCTAGCCAGGTGCCGGGCCCCCACAGCCGCGCCACTGGCAGCCTTGCGAGGTCTGCGTACAGGGCGCGTGCCTCGTCGCTACAGTTCACCCACTCCGGAATCGCAGGCACTTCGCCGTCGTATGGCGCATCCGGGATCTCGGTCCAGCCATCTCCGGCGACGAGCGGGTCGGCGTTCGTCCGTACCCGATGTGATGGGTCCTTCGGAGGCGGACCAGGCCGTCGTCCAGCCATGATTCAGTTGTCTCCCTATCGGGCAGTCGAGTCGGTCGGCGACAGCGCGTTCCACGATTTGCCAGGGTGAGGAGAATTGAACTCCCGCAGCGCGGTTTTGGAGACCGCCGCTCTACCACTGAGCTACACCCCATCGGCTCCCCCGCGAGGACTCGAACCTCGCCTTCCGGAACCAAACTCCGGCGTCCTTCCGCCTAGACCACAGGGGATCTGCGGTCTAGGCGGAGGAATTCGCCACCCAGACCGCGTTTGAGCGTCTGGCTACCAGCGGATGAGTCAGGAGTGGGTCTCCACTGCCTGGATCACAAACGGGATCAGGCCCGGGATTGCCCACGTTGCGAACCGGAGGATGAGAATGGCGAGCTGAGTAAAGGGATCGATCATCGCAGTCCTGGATGCTTTCTCTTGTGATCTCGATGAATGCCCGCGCGGCGATTCACACGCCATGCCGCACGGGACTCGAGGTGCGTTTTGCGTCGGTGGCAGTGACTACATACGGCTTGAAGGTTTTCCAGAGCATCTGAACCTCCAGATCTCCGATTGACCTTGTGGTCGACCTCGGTAGCGTGCACGAAGCAGCCCTTGAACCGTAGGCGGCATCTCTCGCGATCCCGCATCAGAGCGAGCGGTCGGTTCCGCCGGAACTCCGCAGAGTCGACGGTTCCCTCGCGTGACCAAGCCACCAAACCCCCAGCCAGTAGATCTACTGAGTCAATTATCCGATCCCCGAGAGCACGTTCCAGATCATTCGAAAATTGCACATCGTAGTCACCGTTGCTACGGTGTCGACATGCCGAGAGCGTCACTCGACCCGATAGAGCGCGATCTGCGCATTCAAGTGATGCGAGCGATCAGGCAGCAGATGCTGAACCGCAAGATGACGCCGATCGACGCCGCGGAGCTGCTGGGGGTGGCACGCACAAACGTGTCCTGGGTCGTCAATTTGCACGCGGAGCGCGTCAGTCTCTCCCAGCTACTGGCGTGGGCGCGAAAGCTCGGGCTGGATATCACAATCGACATCGACGTCACAGCCATCTGA